ACTGCTTAGAGGCGTATGGCAGACCACACATCTCACCAGCGTTAGCCAAGCCTGTGACACCAAGCCCCATCCTACGTTTGTTCTTTGCTTCAGTTTCCTGTTCTTGTAGTGGGTATGTTGTACGGTCAACAATGTTGTCCATCGCCCTGACAACCTGATAGATGTCATTGACGAACAGTCCGTAGTCAAACTTACCATCAAGCACATACTTAGGTAGGTTGAAAGAACCAAGCAGACACGCACCGAATGGTGGCAAAGGTTGCTCACCACATGGGTTAGTGGCTTCGATTTTTTCACAGTAATGTAGGTTGTTCATCTTGTTGATGGTGTCAATGAACAGAACACCCGGCTCTGCCCAATCCCATGTGCTTCGCATCACCATGTCCCAGAGGTTCTCAGGGTCTACCTCTTTGTAGACTTCACCTTCAAACTCCAGAGGAAACGGAGTGCCATCTTCCAAGCACCGCATGAACTTGTCTGTCACACCAATGGAGATGTTGAACCCTGTCAGCTTGTCGCTGTTGTTCTTAGCTGTGATAAACTCTTCGATGTCAGGATGGTCAATGCGGAGAACACCCATTTCTGCTCCACGCCTGTGACCAGATGACGCAATGGTCTGGCACACAGCATCAAAAATACCCATGAAGCTGATAGCACCAGAGGCTTTGGAGTCGAGGGATTTAATGCGGTCACCCCGTGGGCGAAGGCGGCTGAAGTCGTAGCCGATACCACCACCACGCCGCATTGTTTCTGCGGCCTGTGTCGCCCGGTGCATGATAGAGTCCATGCTATCTTCGATAGTACCAGAGACAAAACAGTTGAACGCTGTTGTTTGTCTCGCCGCACCCATAGCATTTTGCACTCTACCAGCCGGGAGAAACCTCATGTGGCGTAGAATGTCTTTGAATGTTTCAAAGTGTATGGGGTCATCCTTCAACGCCCCAGCAATACGGACAACCTTTGAGTAAAAATCTTCCCCTGTCTGTCTGTATTTAATAGCGTCAATTTCTTCAGAGATGGGAAGTGTCATCCCGTAGTGCTGGTTGGGTATCATTTATTCTGTTCCTCTTCTATTTGCTTTTGTAAATTAGCCATAGCTCTCCAAGCTACCTGTGCCCAATCTTCGTCAATCACATGACGCATCATGGCATCTAGTTCGTCACCTGATTTAGACCTGTCCCAATGCAATGTCTCAGGCGTTTGCCCGTGCTGGATGCCCCCCTTCAGGGATATTTTGGCAACAGCGGCCATTGCATCAGGAAAGTATTTGACGAACCCCGTATAGATGGGGATGGCTTTACGTTCCTCTGCGTTGGTTGGTAGTGTCATGCAGGACTCCACATATTTGGTTGACCAAATTCAAAGTTGTAATCACTAACCCGGAGAATACGAGCAAGCCGTGCTTGGACAAGAGCGTCTGCTTCGGTCTGCCCAGCCTTCTCAAAGGCTTTGACAACAGTTTCCCATGTAGGTGTCTTGAGTAGCTCTGTAGCTCTCTTGTCCCCCACACCACGCAAGCCGGGGTAGCCATCTGTAGAGTCACCCACTAGGGTCTGGTACAGGTGGTTATAGTCGGCCTCTTCCTGACTGATGTTAAGCATCTCACCTGAACGCCAGAGCAAGCCGGGGATGGTCTTTAGGTCTTTGTCTTCAGAGACAATCACCTTCTCACCAGCCAGCATATCTGCCGTAGCCATGATGCCCATCACATCGTCAGCTTCTAGCCTGTCCCAAGTCTCAGTCTTGTACTGGTCTTGAATCCATTCCTTGAGTGCTTTGTAACAGACAGGCTTGCGCTTACCTTTGCGGTTTGATTTGTAGTTGGAGTCGATGTCCTTACGGAAGTTATCCTTGTCGCTGAAGCAGAAGATAAAATCGTCTGCGGCTGTTTCCTCAACGAGAATGTCAAGGTATTGTAGGATTAACTGTTGGGCTTCTTTTGCATCTGCCCACAATGACCACACATCGTCACCCCAATCAATCTCATGCTCGACTGTGCTTGAGTATTGATAGACAACAATGTCGCCATCTATTAGTAATGTTCTGTGCATATCATACCTCAGTGGATAGTTGACGGTAAAGTTTAAGAGTGTCTGTTGAGAAAAGCTTAGACAGATTAACTAAGAACATCTTAGATGCGTAGTTATCACCGCCTTTGACAACCTTGTGGTAGTCAAGTTTCTCGACAATCTTCTTGAGTGTTGGGACATCAAAGACCAGCGTACAGAAAACATCATCGTCTACTGCAAGCCTGTGAAACCAGTAATCTGATTCCGTTGCATTGATTCCAGAAGGCTTGCCGTAAGACTCAAACTCAATGGCAATGTTTCCTGTCTTAGTCCACATACCACGCTCAGTCTTCACTTCAATCTTCTTGTCTTGTAGCATCTCTATGATTTGGTCTTCGTGCATCTGCCCGTAGGCCAAGTCGATGTCAAACTTTTTACGGTCATCCTTAGTGGGTTTCAGCCCAGTTTCTACCGACTCTGTATTCTCCAGTGAGTTCACATCGAACTCCGAAGAAATGTCCTGCCCTACTGATACATTGAACTGCGAGTTTTCCGACTTCATCAGCCATACCTTCCTTAACTTCTAGTTGGATTTCGTCATGTACCCATGCCACTTGCTGACATGAATCGGATAGACCAGCCTCTTTCAAGGCACGGTCAAATTCAATAATCCACTGCTTGCAAATCAATGCTCCTGCGGATTGTAATAAGGTGTTGAGTGCGGCATGAGGGGAGCGAACCTTGAGGTGTCGCCCATCTAACCCTATGAGATAGCCACGTTGTGATGCTGATTGCACCTGTTTGATTAGTTTATCTAAGGCAGGAAGTTTCTTTAGGAATCGGGCTTTGAGGACTGCACCTTCTTTTGCACCTTTGCCAACGATGCTCCCGATTTTTCCTGCCCCTGCTCCGTAGAGAAATCCATAGATGAAGGTCTTAGCTTGGTTACGGGTGGGCAACCCAGCCGCCTTCTGGTTCTCTGTGTGTATGTCGCCATTAACAACGGTATCCGCATATGCTCCCCCATCATACTTTGCAATGAAATGTGCTAGACAGCGTAGCTCAAGGCCACTTACATCCACGCCCACAAGCTTGTTGCCAGAAGCAACAGTGAACAACTCACGGCACTCTTTTCCATAGGGGACACCGATTGCCGGGACTTGCGCCACATTCGGAAATGCGTGTGTAGCTCTTCCAGTGACTGCGCCATTAGCATTGACTGAACCATGAATACGCCCATTTTTTTCTACCTTTATCCACGCTTGGTTACCATCGCCTAGTTGCCCCAGCCGCTTGATGAGCGTGTAGTATTCAACAAGCAACTTTGCTTCGGGGTACTGTAGGTGTGACAGAACTTCTTCGTCCACCTTGGGCTTACCATCGTTGGTAAACTCTGTGGGTTGCCAGCCTTTTAGTTTCTTCAGGCGGTCAGCCACATGGTCACGGCTACCGGGGTTGAACTCTACCTTCTTAACCTTGAATGTAGGGACACCCTTTTCGTAGCCAAACTTCTTGGAGTTTACCTTCGGAGTAAACGGCGTTTTAATCTCCCAATCAGGGAACGCTTTCTTGAGTTCCTCTTCAAGCTCATGCTTCCGGGTTGCGAGTTGAGCATAGAGAGAAGAAGCACCCTGTCTGTCAAAGGCAAATCCAGCAGTTTCTTGCCGGAAAATAATTTGTACAAGTTCATGCTCTAGCTCCATAGCCTGTTCACTATATTCCTTGGCAACAATCTTTTGCCAAAGCGTGTTGGTTACCTCGACATCCTGTATGCAGTATTCCCACATCTCCTGATTGAACGCTTCCCAGCCACCTTGATAATCGTCTTTGTAGTTACCAATGCGGTGACCCCATGCCCGTAGGCTGTGTGAGCCGATGAGCTTGGAAGGAAAGTCAGTGCGTGTGAAGTCTGACTGCTTGATGTCTGCCCAGATGAGCCGGGTACAGACCAGCGTGTCACGAACCAGCCCCTTGGGTTGAAACGTGCCAAGCTTTTCCAATACAGGAATGTCGTACTTGATGATGTTGTGCCCTACAATAAGGTCAGCATCTTCTAACCTCTTAGCACCTTCAGGCCAGTTATCGGTGTAGCTGATAATCTCGCCGGAGTCGATGTCCTTGAGGATGAGACAGTGTATGGTAGAGACATCATCAAGTAGTCCGTCAGTCTCTAAATCAAACACGTATCTCATAGCAAACCTTTCATACTGGGTGGGCAGTAGTTCTCACCCTTGAGTACCTTGCCGCCAGCGTCAACCACAGGCTTGCCATCCACGAGCTTGCTCATGTTGGAGTGGTGAACACGGACAAAGGCTGGTTGGACAGGAAGACCGAAGGTAACAGCAAACCCTGACACCACATACATGATGTCACACAGTTCCTTCAGGATGTTCTCTTGGACTTCATCAGAAACTTTGGCATCCCAATCTAGTTGTTGCTTTGCTTTCTTAACTTCATCTTCTAGTTCTTTAACTTCCTCATTGATGAGCCGCATCCGTAAATGCAAATCACCTTTTGAGTAAGGCACATCAATCGGTTGTCCCATTGCTTTCTGAAACTGAGACACCATCATTTCTCGTGTTACATCTTTCATGTTAGAACTCATTCTCTACCTCTTCAAAATCTGGATTACACTCTTGCATCCGTCCCGTCAGTGGATTGTACTTAGCATGACAAGCCACCCCACACTCACCACTAAAGCGGTTCTTCAACACACGGATAGTTGTGACGTTGGAGTCTTCACCCTGTTGGTTACGCTCAAGGCCAATCACCATGTCAGATAGCTGGGCGATAGCATGACTACCACGTAGCTGAGACAGGCTGGTCTGTGCGCCTTCTTCGTGGCCTCTGTTACCATCAGGCCGCTTTAGGTGTGACACCAGTATCAACCCTACACCTGTCTCTTGGACAAGGGTACGCAAGGCTGTCATGGCGTTGTCGATTAGTCGTCTTTCATCACCGTCCCCAAGACCAGAAACCACAATAGACAAGTGGTCAAGAATAACCCAATCGCACTCTTCTCCCTTAGCAAGAAACTTGATTCTAGCCAAGAGATTTTCGATAGCGGTGCTACCAAAAGCATCATAGAAATAAACCCGGCCATTGCCGATGACAGCACCAAAAGCATCACGAAGCGCATCAGCTTCAACAGGCTCAAGACCCAGATGTAAAGGCTTGTCGAGGTGTAAACCCATGAGGCCAAGAGCCGTTCTCTTAACGGTTTCTTCAAGCATGATGAAGCCAACTCGCTCTCCCTTTTTGATTAGGTCATAGCCAATCTCACGAACCAGTGCTGACTTACCAATGCCAGACCCGGCAGTGATGGTGGTTAGCTCTGACTTGCGAAGGCCATGCGTCTTGTCGTTGAGGCCAACGAAGGGGTAGTCCACAGAATAGACAACCTCGTTGGTTGATATGGTTGACCACAGGTCAGAGCCATGAACGATACCGTCCGGCCTGAACGTCTTGGCTTCCCAGATGGCAGAGATAATCTCTTTCCCTCTATTTGCCATGAGCATTTCATTGGCATCTTTGAGGGGTAACTGTGCAATCTTTGCCTTACCCGGCGTAAGTACAGCGGCACAGGCTCTGGCGGCAGACTGCCCAGCGTCATCCATGTCGAACATGAACACCACTGTCTCAAAGCTCTCAAGCCATTCAAGAGATTTCTGTACGTCACGCTTCGCCCCCTGTGCCCCATTCTTGACGGACACGGTAGGCCATTTGTTTTGCTGTATCATGCTGACAGAAAGGCAGTCGAGTTCACCTTCGGTGACCACCACCATCTTACCACCGTCACGCCACAGCCATTGACCATACAGCCCGGTAGCATTACCAATCCAACTGAACGTCTTGTCAGGGTATCGGAGCTTCTGTGCTACAAGCTTCTGGTTGTGGTGATAGTTTGCTACCTGACAGGATTTACCGTTGTGTTTTGCAACACGGTAGTCAAACTTTTGACAGGTATCTTGGTTGATACCACGTTTTGAAAGGGCTTTGATTTGCCCTTTCGTGAATACACTTTCTTGGACTTCACTACCCTCGTCTTGTACTGAGGTGAAGCCAAACTCTTCGCCACTGGATTGGAACATTTCTTCTTCAGCTTTCTCATAATAACCACATCCGAAACAGTATCCATGCCCGTCAGAGTAGCGGCCTAGGTTGTCCCTAGAACCGCACTCTGGACATGGCTCGTGGCGAACACAGACTGACTCAGGCAGAGCCTCTGTATCCGTCATACCATTCTCCTACATTAAAAGTTGGACAAGCTTTGGATGAGATGTCGTTGTGCCCGATGACCTTTGCATCCGGGTACTTCTCTGCAAGGTCATCCACCAAGTTTTCCAACGCACTCCACTGGTCTGCGGTAAAGTTTGTCTCAGGCTCATTGTCCTCAGACAGACCACCTACCATGCAGATGCCAACAGAGATAGCGTTGTGGTTTTTGGCGTGTGCCCCAACCTCTTCCAGTTCACGGCCTGTCTCGACAGTACCGTCACGCTTGATAACAAAGTGGTAGCCTATTTTCAGCCAACCACGCTCCCGATGCCATCGGTCAATATCCGATGCACCGATGTCCATGCTGGGCTTTGTAGCCGCACAGTGGACAATTATTTCTTTCGTTTCTTTTCGCATTTTACTAAGCAAAGACTTGCTTCCTTCTGTTCAGGGGATAGCTCCTCGTTCAACCAGCTAGTCGGGATGGACTTGTCTGCATACTCAAAGCCGTAGCGACTGCACCACATCCCGTAGGTTGTTTTAGATTTACTCCCGATTTTTGTTTTAGAGTTTGAGAAGACAAACCTGATTACCAAGTCAGGGTTCTGTTCTTTGATTAGCTTATGCTTGGAACGGTCTGAACTTAGGAACTGTCCTTTTGTCTCAACGATGATGCCGTTGGGAAGAACAAAATCAGGTTTGTATTTAGAGTGGGGTTTGCGATATTGAACCCAGCCGGGTGGCTCGTAATGAAACTTGACACCAAGCTGGGTTAATTCATCTGCAACCTTCTCTTCAAGACCGCTTCGGTAAATAGATTTTTTAGAAGTCTTCATCGTCAGAGAAGTCCGTATCCGGGGCTGTCTCTTTCTCTGGCGCAGTAAATCCTTCCGTTGCGGAAAATCCATAGGCCGAAGCATCAGCACCCCCACCTGATTTGAGGTCAATGATTTGAACCGCCTTCAGACGCAGGGATACACCAGCACCTACAGCGGCAACGTAATAGGGAACAAGGTCAGTAGAGACACGTATCTTTGAACCACCCCACACAGAGTCGGGGGTAAAGATAGTACCTTGTGCATCGAACAGCCGTGGCTGTAGCTCAATGGTCTGTCCTTGTTTGTTTTGCACTTTAGCCTTCATCTTAAACTTGAAGACTGTGCGTCCTGTTTCCTGACCCTCATCATCAGTCTCGTTAAAGTAGGGGTCATCAGATTCCTTGGCCTTCTTGCCTTCAGGAATCATAGCCATCGCCTTGGCTTTTTCTTGCTCAATTAGCTTCTTCAGAGGTGCGGCCTCTTGCTCAGTCAGAGACAGGCTCACCTTGTATTCACCGTTCGCATTGAACTTGGTGTCAGGCTGAGTGAGATGCGGATAGATGGCGATACCAGTGCTAGTGGTGTAGCTGACAAAATCATTTGCCATAATATTCATCCTCCATTGGATAGTTTGTTTCAATGATGAAACCATAGTTGCCTATAGCTTCGGTGAGGACATCTACAGGTACTGCGACATCCATTTCTTCATAGATTTCAAGGAGTTCTTCCATAGCGTCCTCTTTAGGGAAGACCACCAGAACATTCTGATGGTCTAATATGGTGGGTATTAAATGCCTGAGTGGATTGTATCAGGCAAAGAAAAATGGGCTGTCCTCAACGACACGAATGTCAAGGTCACCCTTCTGGGGTATGGGGTCAATCTCTGCATGACGATGCGCTGGGAGTACATCCAACAGGTCAATGCGGAAGTCTTCCAAGACATCCACCTGACAGTACATCTCAACGAAAGCCTTGCGGAGACACCACCACATCAACTCTGCGTCTGCCGCATGAGTACCGTAGCTGTCATGCACCATTGCAAAGTTGTAGATTTCACACTGCTTGGCAACGTCAATCGTTATCATCATGTGTGCCGCATCAATGCTGTGAACAAAGTTGGGGCTGATGCCATTGGACTGACGGTTCTTATCCAGCTTGCCTGTTTCTTTGTACAGAGCAGGACGGAAAGCAGAACCAAGAAGCTTAGTCTCAATCCTGAACGGACGGGTTTCTGGGTAGGCTTGAAGCACCGGGAAGTTACACGGGGTATCCCACCTGATTGGCAAGCCCTCGCTACTAGCAACCCTTGATGCTTTCTGAAGCCATGCCATCGCATCCGTTGCGGCATGGACAATCTCACCAATCGAGTCCCAGATAACCTTGGCAAGAAAGGTTGATGCCTTGAAAGCATCGTCACCAAAGGGGTGCATATTACCTTTCTCTTTCTGCTCTACGATGTAGTCCATCACAAAGTCAGAGAAAGAATATTGCTTACCCCCGTAGGGCAACACCATACACGGACGCTTGGTG